TAATCATGTTAGAAACGATCAGAAAAGAGCGAGGCTTTAATGGCAAGAACTGGCGGAAAGAAGAAGTATACTGGTGGATGGTGGAACAGTCAGCTTAGTGCTGCTGAGGATAGGCATAGTAAATTTTTTGAAGATGCCCGAGAAAGTATACAGGTATTTAAGGCTAGAAAGGATCTTTCTGATACCCAGCGTAGGTTGAACGTCTGGTGGTATATAATTAACACGCTTATTCCTGCTTATTATTCTAGCACACCAAAAGCAGAGGTAAATCTTAGGAAGAGAGTCGGCGGATTAAAGTATCAGTTAGGTGCGGTTGTCTTGGAGCGTAATACCCAGTTTGCTATGGATGAGCACTTTGACTTTGACCTAGTTGGTTACAATGCAGCACTTCAGTTTTTATTAACTGGCCGTGGTATTTTATGGGCTAGGTATGAAGCTGATTTTGAGATGGAAGAGGTAGAGATAGCTTTACTGCAAACACCTGGCGGTTTAGTTGATGCACAAGGCAATCCTTTTACTGGCGATGAGAAAACAATCATACAAAGCCCAGAAGGTATGCTGTTTGCCAAGATGGAGATTGAAGTTAAGGATGACGAAAAAGCTATCCTTGATTGCGTACAGTACGATGATTTTCTAACCAGCGATGCTAGAAACGAGAGTGAGATAGAGTGGAAAGCACGACGTGCATATCTGTCACGCTATGAAGCGGAAGAGATGTTTGGCAAGGATGTTGCCGAGAAATTAAGTTTTGATGCTTTTCCAGAAGCATTAAAACGTAACAAGATTGATGAAGTTAATAAGTACGAAGGTAAGGCTGAGTTATACGAGATTTGGTGCCGTGAGTCCGATAAAGTCTATTGGATGCAGAAAAAGGGTGAGAATAGCATCCTTGAAGAAGGTGAGGTGCCAGTAGAATTTGAAGGATTCTGGCCATGTTCTGTAATTAATCAGAGCATTGATCCAGATAATGTTATTCCTACTAGCGACTGGATACATGTAAAAGATCAGGTGCTAGAAGTAGAAAGAATTACAACTAGAATAGCATCTACTGTACAGGCTATTAGAACTAATGCTTTGTACGATGCTACTATGGGGCAGCAGGTGGAGCAGTTATTGCAAGGTGATCTAAAGTATATCCCTGTAATGAACTGGCCGTCATATAAAGGTAGAGGCGGTAGTGCGAACGGTATTGAGTACCTAGATATTCGGCCCTATGTTGAATCTCTGCAAGTATTGCAGGGTGCAAGAACAGCAGCTCTTGAGCAATTATACGAGACTCTTAAAGTTAGCGATTTACTTCGTGGCGCATCTGCTGAGTATAAAACTGCAACTGCTAATAGGCTAGAAAATGCCTGGAGCAGCCTAGGTTTGATTGTAAGACAAAACCAGTTTGCTAAGTTTATTAGCGATGGTGTTAATAAACTAGGCACAATTATTGCTAGTCAGTTTGAGCCAAAGACTCTATTTGAAGTGGCTGATGCTGATAACTTAATTGCTCCCTACTTACAACAAGGAGACCCTGCACAAATGATGATGCAGAGCGAAGCGTTAAAAGCTGAGATTTTATCTGCAATACAAGATGATGAGGAGCGTGTGTATAGAATCGAGATTGCTACCGATTCTATGGTGGCACTTGATCAGCAGCAAGATAAGCAGGATGGCCTGGCATTAATGGAAACTTGCGGTCAGTTTTTTGAGCAGATGAAAGCCATGACAGAAAGCTATCCTCCACTTGCAGGATTTAGCATGGAACTTATGCAGAACTTAATCCGTAGATTTAAAGGCGGTAAAGAGTTGGATGGATTGTTCCAAAAAGCTCTTGTTGACGTTAAAATGCTAGCAGACCAAAAAGCACAGCAAGCAGCACAAACTCCTCCAGATCCATTAGTGTTACAAGTTGAACAACAGCGAGAAGCTGCACAAATAAAAGCACAAATTGAAATGCAAAGGATGCAACTTGATGCTCAGGAAATGCAGCAAAAAGCGTATATGGCTCAAATTGATGCTCAAGCGAGAATGGCACAATCTCAAGCGGATGTGGAAGTTGCATACAGAAAAGCTCAATTAGATGAGTTTATTGCACAACAAAACGCTATGGTTGACAGTCAGAAGTTACAACTAGAGCAGCAGAGATTGCAACTAGAAATGATGAAGATACAATCTGAAGCTGCTGTAAAAGCTGATAGCACTGAAGCCAAGAGAGAAGCTGACAGAGTAGCTCAGATTATTGACCTACAGAGATTAGAGCTAGAGAACATGTCGGTCAGAATGAAGGAATCAGAGAAACTGCTAGAGGAACGAAGGTTGAACTCTGAGCAAGAACTTGAGAAGCTACGGTTAGCTATGCAAGCACAACAAGCCAATATACAAGCATCTCAGCCTGTGGCAGCAAACTCTCAACAGCCTATAGTAATTAATAACATTATTCCAAAAGCAAGCAAAAAGGTTGGCACTATTGGAACAGATGAGTTAGGTAATACTACGCTGAAGATTGATAACGTAGAGGAGTAATCCGTGGCTGATAATGTCATTGTATCAAACGCCCCTACAAGCGTAAACACGGATATACCTGTCCGCACTATTGATAAGAGTGGCGAGCAAGTACAGGTGGTGGTGGTTGATTATGGTGGCAGCGGTGCTGAGGATTTAACTACTCCTGATTTTGCTACAGAAACTACACTGCAAAGCATTGAAACAACTTTAGAAGAAGGGATTATTGTCAATCCTGTTCATGACGATGTTCTTGGCGTAGCAGTTAGCGGAACCCGCAATAATCAAATTGAAGTTAGTTTTGATACTTCATTTGACAGCAACATTATAACAAATACTAACACTGGCACTGGTGGCGCATCTATTTCTGGTGGTCACGCATTGTATTCTACAGGTAGCGGAACAACTGCCTCCTCAAAAGGCGTTTCTGTTACGACCTTAAGTTATCGTCCTGCTCACGAAGAATACGTTTATTTTACGGCTGCCTTCACTACTCCTACAAGTGCTAACTCTGATCAGAGAATTGGACTGTATGATGTTAATAACGGTTTCTTTATTGGTTATGATGGTCTTACTTTTGGCATCACCAAGCGCACAGGTGGCAGTGATACTTTTACTGCTCGTTCAAGTTGGAATGGAGATTTACTCACCGGAGCCGTAGGTAGCAAATTTACAAGAAACGGAACACCTGAAGCAATTAATCTAACATATTCTAACTTGTTCAGAATCCGATTTGCTTGGTTAGGTTCTGCGTCTGTTTTGTTTGAAGTATTTTCTCCTGATGGCACATGGGTTGTATTTCATACGCTAAAATTTCCAAATAGCCAATTAGATCCATCTATTGCTACCCCTAATTTACCAATTACAATAGAGGTAATAAAAGCTAGTGCCGATGCTACTAATTTAATTTTGTATACGGCTTGCGTTGCTGCTGGTACAACATCTAACTACTCAAGAATTACCGATACGCTTACAGATTACACACTTGCCAACTTAACTCGGTCTGTTATTGCAGGTCGTGCAAGTACAGGAGGCGGTACATATTATAACGTAAAAGTTACACCTTCTGGCTCATTAACTGTTGCACTTGGTGATATTACGGGCGTAGTTGGCCAAGCAACAATGGCCAACTCGCTGCCGGTTGTTATTGCTTCAAATCAATCAGCTATTACGGTTACTGAATCCTTTTCTCAAGGCGATGCGCCTACTTTTGCAACTGTAGGAATTATAAGCGCAACAACAGGATTGGCTGGCGGTACTTACAAAAAATTAGTATTCTGTAATACTTCATCTGCAACGATTTGTTTAGCATTTGATAATTCTGCTGTATTAAATAGGGGTATCGTTTTAGCTCGTGGCGAAAAAATAATAATAGATGGTCCCGTTAAAATAAGCGCAATAAATGCAATAGCGTCGGCAGCCGCTAGTAACTTAGCAATACAGGTATTTACATAATGAGTTATTTTTACGGAATACCAGGATTACAAGCTGTTACAGATGCAGATAATTCAACAAATACAGGTGTTACTTTTAACAACACAGTTTTATGTAATTTAGATTTTGTATCGACTTCTACTTCTCAATTTAGTGGTTATGCTTTTTTTAATAG